ATAGGGTAATAATAAAGGTAAAGAGAGATGAAAACACCAATGCAAGAGTTAATTGACCAAGCAATTCAACGCTCAAGAGAACTTTCCGAAGAAGGAAGATTGCTTGAATCGTTGGCAGTTGAGTATATTGTTGACTTAGCAAAAGCACAATCAATGCTTGAGAAAGAGGCAATGACACACGATAAGATTCTATCTATGACTGATGAGTTTGTTCAGTCTAATCGTGGTGAAGGACAAATCTTTGCTGATTACCATTATGATATGATGGCGGACTTTGCTCTACATATATTAGAAACCTTTAAAACCAAAGAGAGATGAGTGAAAGAGAAGAAAAGATAGTATGTAGCGCAATAGAGATAACTAATGTAAACGATGTTTACAACGGTATTTATTTAGGATTAAGACATGGAGATTGCTTCTTTCAAATTAGTCGTATAAGGACATTAGTTGGAGATAGTGATGAATGGAGAGTAAAGTGTTTGCAAAATGCAAAACAAGGGTTTTTAACAACAAAAAATAGATTTGTAGATAGAAAAGAAGCGATGAAAATAGCAAGAGTACAAGGACAAGTGATTGCAAGTTTTGGAAACGGAACTGAACTTTATTCGGAGTGCTTGTATTAATTGCCTACAACCCCAATAAACACCCTACAATTAGTTTAAGATAAAATTATGTTTATGAGAGAAGAGAATAAATTAAATTTAGGTGGTGTTACCACACGTAATAAAGCTATTAAGTGGTGGGATAAATTATCTAAATCCCAAAAATTTCACTATGAACACAAAATGTTTGGTTACGGTGGATTTATGGAAGGCCCAACTATAACCGAAGAGGATATAATAAAAATGTATAACTCTTATGGGTGGTAACCCCCAATAAACACCATACAATAAGTTTGAGATAAAAATACGGATATGAAAATAAACTTAGATTTTAAAAACAAGTATCCAAGCGTAGAATTTTGCTACAAAAATAAAGCAGTAACAATAAGGTATTGGGGTGGATTAAAATTTGATAAGGTTGTGATTTATGATGCACATAACCCCCAATAACAATTTAAAACCAAAGAGAGATGAGAAAATTTATAGACTTAAGAATAACTGCAATTTCAGATGAAGACTTAAAAGACTTCCTAATCGCACTAAGAAAAATTCAGTATGGTGGGGATATTGGAGCAAATAGATTATTACCCATAAGAATTGATGGTGATGGTTCAGGTCATATAGATGTTGAAATTCACAAATCCGAATTAAACTCACCTAAATTAAAGAACTTAAGAGATTTAATTAATCTTGATGAAGAGAAATTAAAAAGGGTTAATGATGGAGATGATTTTGACACGCAATATATCGGTGAATAGAAACCTTTAAAACCAAAGAGAGATGAAAATAATTATTGAAAGAAATCAAAGCGAAAATCAATCTCCAATAGTAACAATAGATACTAAAACGTGTCATTATCCTTACGCCATTAGAGATGCAATGAAGTTAGCATTAGAACTTGATGGATATACCAAAGAAACAATTAATGAGGTGTTTGGTATTTATCCTGATAATGAAGAGGCACTAATACAAAAGAGAGATGAGTAAGGCAAAACTTGTTGGTATGATATGTAAAGAGCGGTTGCAAACGCTTGAGGAGAACCACCCATTGTTTGGAATAAAGAAAGTCCTCACACCTTACTCTATTTTAAACCTTTAACACTAATTGGAGATGAGTGAATTAGAATTATTCCTTGAATGGTTTATCAAGCACTATAGCACCGAACCTACATCTAACAAGTATGTGATGTATTATGCCAATGCTGAAGGTAAGAAAGTATCAATTGCAGATATTTTACAACACTATAAAACCAAAGAGAGATGACAACATTAAGTACCAAAGAAAGACGTATTTTATTTCAAATAGGGACATTTACATTAGTATGTTTGGGGTTAAGTTTTTTAGCCATAGCATATATGTATGTTCATCCTAATATATACTTAACTTAAAATGAAAAAAATTCTAATCTTAATAATATTAAGTTTTAAAGGATTTGCTCAAGGAGGCCCAAATGGTCCTCCAAATCCTGCTTGTTTTGGTCCTAACCCACCACCTTGGTGTAATAACCCACCTGTCCCTATGGATAATTGGCAGTTAATATTATTCTTATTATTAGCTGGAATTTTAATAGGGTTCTCCCAAAATAAAGAAAAAAATACACTTCCTGCGCAGTAAAATTTGGCTCCCCAGGAAATGTTTCGTATATTTACAGGGTAAATAAGGGCAGAGCCCATTAAATTAATTAGAGTTATGATGTATTCAAACGACAACACCAACGAGTTTTTGACAAAGGATCAAATTCGTAAAATCGCTCCATCTGTTTTTACTCAAAATGCAGATAAAACAACAACTTCAAAGCACTACGTGCATATTCCAACCGAAACCGTAATTGATGATATGGCTTCTATGGGTTGGGGAGTAGTAGATGCAAAGCAAGTCAAAGCCCGTAAAAATCAAGGTTACCAACAACACATGATTATTTTCGGGAATGATAATTTGCAAATCGAAGGAAAAGATGGCGATACCGTGATGCCCAGAGTGTTAATGACGAATTCGCACGATGGAAAGAACGCATTCCGTTTTCAAGCAGGTCTTTACCGCCTAGTATGCTCCAATGGATTGGTAGTAGCAGATGCCGAATTTGCCAATATGAAGATCCGTCACATGGGATATGATTTGGAAGAGTTAAAAACCGTAATTTCCGAAATGGTTGAAAAGCTCCCGCTCACTATCGAGTGTATGAATAAGCTCAAAGCCAAGCAATTAAGTGAAAAGGAGAAAGTAGAGTTTGCTAAAGAAGCATTACGTACAAGACTTCCTAAAGAACATATTTCTACCTACGATATCGATAATATCCAGGAATTATTAAATCCTACCCGCAATGAAGATCAAGGCAACGATATGTGGAGCGTGTATAACGTAGTTCAGGAAAAACTAATTCACGGAATGTTCGAAACGTTTGGGGTTGCGGGTAAGCCACGTAAGGCACGTAAGATCAAGAATTTCAAGCAAGATACAAAGATTAACCAAGATCTATACAAATTAGCACTTGAGTACGCTTCCTAAGGGGAGTGTACCCCCTTGTGGGGTGTATATACGTATTTATTGAGGTTTTAATATTTAAAGGATTAAGTTCTCGGGTTATGAAAAAACAAGAAATTAAAGTTGAAGAAGCTAGTAAATTACTTTCAAAAGTCTTAAAATTACCTAAACTAAAATTAGATTTTTGGGTTTCTAAAAGGTGTAAATCTGATTATGGAATGTGTAGTTATTTGAAAGATGGGACTATTCGAATTAAATTATCGGAATTTGTAGTAAATACCCCATTTGAACAATATGTAATAGAACATGAAGTAACTCATGCCTATGTTAATGAATATTTCCCTGAGGAAAATCCTCATGGTCATAATTTTAAAGAAATAGCTAACAAAATATTTCAACATAATTTAATTGAACGTCCAATATATATTAAAAATGTATGGGAATTATTTATTGATGCCGATTTTAATACTAATACTTTTATTATAGAATATGAAGGGGAGAAAAAGGCAATTATCCAACAAATAAATAAGGAAGATTATAAAGTTACAGATAGTAAAGGAAAACCATTTAAACACTCTAATACAGAACAGATATATTTACATATTTTTATGTGGTATGCTGAAGTAGCTGAAGAACAAGGTTTTCCATTTAGAGCAAAAATGAGAGAAGAAGAAGAAAACTACTTACAAAATAACCCACAGGTAGCTTAACTCAGTAATATTTGAGTAAAAATTTGGTTCCCTAAAAAATATTTTGTATATTTAAGTATTAAAGAAGTAAAGGTTATGAAAAAATTAGTTTTATTTTTTAGTATTGTTTTATTGGTTTCTTGTGAGACATCACCTTCAAAGCCATACCCATGTTTAGATGGTTTTTGTGATGCCCAATTTTTTATTGATACACTAGTATCACCGGGTTCATATTTTGATTCTATTGATGGTTATTGGAGGGTAAAGTATAGTGGTTTGACTTATTTTACAATTCAAGGTCAACTAGATGAACTTGATCCTCAATACGTAATAAATAAAGTCCCTCTCATTGAAACACAATTTGATAGCGATTATTGGGTTGTATTTGATACTTTACAATGGACTTCACCAATGTATTCGGTGTTAAGTTGGTTTAGCGATCAATCCTATACCCAACCGATTGCTGTTGGTAATCTCACGTATACTTTGGAAGATATCGCTAATATCCACCCACCACTTAATATTGTAGGGTACCAAATTCCTAAGTTCTTTTGTTGGGATTGCCCGTATGCCCCTACTTTGCTAGGAACCTATAGTAAACACACTTATCAACCTAGAAAACAAATATTTTTGGATGATGAGATGGTAGGAGATACTGCTACTATTTTTATGAAAGTACTCTTTAACAATGATATTGGTTTTAGAGAAGTTAGAGAACAACAAATTTCAGTAATATTTAAGTAAAAATTTGGCTCCCTAAAAAATATTTTGTATATTTAGGTATTAAAGAAATAAAGGTTATGAAAATCAGATTTAAAAACCCATTTTTACACATTACAGCTATTGGTACACTTATTCTTACTCTTATTACGGGTGGGCCAGCATGTTTATTTTATGCTGTAGTATTTAGTCTATGTTTAGAGCAACTTCGTTTAAATGATAAAGAAAGACAAAATGGTTAATTTTAAAAAACTTCTTCAGGAAACACTCGAAGATAACCGCATAGAGATGCTGATGGAATCGCGGGAATACACGGAAGATGAGCGCGTATACATGCGAGGATACAACGCTGCACTAAGTGATATGCTTGAAGATTTTAACGCGGAATATAGCGAGTTTATGGAAAATATAAATAAAATTCATTTAAATTAAAATTATGGGTTATAATAAAATAGATGAAGAATTTGCAAGAGTTGTAGAAATGGTTTTTGAATCTGATATGAGGGTAGAAATCATTTTTGAGGCTCTTAAAACAATGCAAGAACGGCCATATTCTTATCCAAGACTTGCTTTGGAGATTGCAATAGAAGGGTGGGATAAGTAAAATATTTTTTGTATATTTACACAGTAAATAAGAACGTTTTTTAAAACAAAAGAGAGATGATTATGGATATAGAAAAAGAATTTGAAGAACTACAAGAAATTGTAAAAAGACTTTATCATTTAATGGATAGAAATGATTTAGAAAAAGCATTAGCGAAAATTAAAAAGATTAGAGAAGAAATAGGTTGTTAATGTTTTATAACCACTCAATAAACACCATAAAGTAACACCAAAGAGAGATGAAAAAGCATTACAACAAGTTTTTGAATTGGGTATTTCCTAAAAGACGAAAGCGGTTACTAATTGAAATAATAAAGGGAGATGAAGATTTAGGTCTTTATGACGAAACTTTTAAAACCAAAGAGAGATGAAAATGATTAGAAGATATATGAATACTAAAAGTAATAATGAAGATTTTGCAATAACACCTTACTTGTTTGGTGTAAAAGTGATTGGTAAAAAAATAAAAGTTATTGGTTTAGGTATTTGTTGGGGGTATGCAAGTTTTTTTCTAGGATTTGGTTTTGGTATTCCTAAAAATTATCAATCATTTAAAGCACGAATTATAGCAAAACAAAACGAAAAAGAAAAGTTTGAAGCAGCAGTACGAGAAATAAGGGGTAAATCCCATTTAAGATGGATTCACGATAGAATTGTGAATGTGTATGGTGAAAGTGAGGATGTAGACTTTCTTATTAAGATGAGAGATATTATAGATAACCTTTAACACCAAAGATAGATGATTTTTAAATGTAAACATAAATTTAGTGACTTAGTTGTTTATTCTGATAGTACAGAGAAAGACAATAAAGAACACCCAAAAGATTACAAAGATGTAACCTATCATTTGTATTGCACTAATTGTGATACAAAGTTAGATTTAGAATATGTAAAATTTAAAACCAAAGAGAGATGAAAAAGAATCTTAAATCATTAGATGAGCATAATACAACTGCTACTGCTTGGAATGCATCTCTATACGCAAACACACCACAACCAAATGGAATCGCTTGTCCAAATTGTGGTGAAGAACTAATGGATAGTCAACCTATGATGACATTAACATCCAATCCACCAAAGAAGAATATACATTGTCCTTCTTGTGATTATGTTGGGTATAGAAACCTTTAACACCAAAGAGAGATGAAAATTTACTTAGTAACAAGAACTGATGATTACGACTATGATGAATATGATTCTGCAGTAGTAATTGAAAAAACACCAAAGAAAGCAATAGAATTTTGTGAAAAATACTTTAATAAAGGTAAGATGACTTGCGAATTAATAGGAACAGCGACAAGTAAACAGAAAGTAGGTGAAGTACTCGCTTCTTTTAATGCAGGATAACTACTAATAAACACTAATTTAAAAACAGAAATAAAATGAGTGATATAAATAAAAAAGAAGATCTAATAAACGAATTAAGTTTTATGTATGAACGTATTCAAGCTCTTTGGGAATTTCACCCTGATAATCCTGAAAGGAGAGATGTTCTACAAGAAACACTAGAACTACAAAAAATTATTCGAGACTTAGAAGAAGAAATTGAGAAACTAGATTAGAAAAAAATATTAAAAAACATTTGGAATATCAAAATATCTTTCGTATATTTATAGTATTAGAAATTAACGCGGATTAGAGCAGTGGTAGCTCGCAAGGCTCATAACCTTGAGGCCGGTGGTTCGAATCCACCATCCGCTACTAAGAGGGGAGTAAAACGTAAAACCCTAAGATTACAATCGACGGATTGCTTAGGTAGGGACCTTGATGCTGGAAGCGCGCTATAAAGGTGAAGCCCCTCAAATATAACACACCTCCCTTCCGAGCTTGACTCAGGGCACTCAAGGTGTGTATTTACGAGGGTAGGTAGTTGCAAATACCTGCCCTCATTTTATAGAGGAGTAGCTTGGCTATTCCTCTTTTTGTATTTATATTATTAAATAAAGGGGAGTTCTTTGACATATTAAAACTTAAAAATTATGGAAATAACATCATTTATTTTAGGTGTACTTGCTGTTATAGCATTAGCTATGATTGCGATTACGTCTGTGAATTATATGGCGTTCAAAACTTTAAAAAGAGATTTTGACAATTACGTAAGCAGTACTGAAAAAGTACTTGCTGATATCTACAGAGATAATGATAGGATTCGAGATGAATTACATTCTCGAATTAATACTGTTGAACAGAATGTTGTTCGACATGCCGACTCTAGAGTCGATAAACTAGAAAGTAAAATCTATTCTGATTTTGATATTAAGAGAACACAATCTCGTCAATACTAATTAAATAACCCGTCAAGAACTCCCCATTTATTTCCATATTTTACGCGATATTATGCAATATTATTATACAACTACAGCAGGTAGCGATTTAAAAATTTTATATATTTATACCCGTGAAAACACAACAGCAAATTAAAGAGTATGCTACAATCGCCCATTTATATTACTTAGAAAAAACTTTAACAAAACAAGAAGTTTATGATTGGATGAGCGAATATGGGTTAGATGTAGTAAAATTGCTAAAAGGTAGAATTGAATTCACATATTCCGATGATTGGTATAAAACCAAAATGACCATATGGAAAAATGGAAAAATAGATATTGAGACTGAGATATGATAGATCCTGATAGATTATTCAGTGCATTCTCTCTTCCGGAACCGGAAGTGGATCCTTTTATGGATTTCCAAAAAACACAAACTTTTAAACTAGGTATGTTTAAAAAAATTATTTGGAATCAAAAAACTATAGAGGGTAAAATGGATAAATTTATAGAAATGATGCCGGAATTAGCTGAAAAGATTAATTTTGATAGTGATGCAGGTGAATTTGTTACTCATACTAGAGCTTGGACTTATCTTAAAGATTTCGATTTAAATTCAGAACAAGGTAAAGATGCATGTAGAATTTTCTCAGACCAATATACTATAACGGCATGTGATTTGGCAATCTCGTTTTGGGAAGAGCGTGAAGAATATGAAAGATGTGCCTATATCAAAAAAATTCAAGATTCTTTAAAAAATAACTTGATCCCATAAATTTTTCTTATTATTTTTGAGATACAGAGGAAAGGAAAGAGAGGGAGAGAGAGAGGGGATGAAACGTCTCGTAACGTCTCCCGAGACGAAAACAATAAATTATATATTATGAAAAACAAAGAATTGTTCCAACAAAAACTAGGTCGTATTGACGGCAAAGTTAAAACCCTTAGAGTTATGACTACACGTCAAGGTACTAGTGTTCAAGATATCCATGATGTTCTTGAATCTATTACTGATGAATTAAGTGATCTTAATAGTATGGTTGAGCGAATGGGAACTGTTTACGGAAGATAAGATGAAATTAACAGCAGAACAAATCCAACACGAGTGGGATATATTTACTGGGTATATCCATTCCTATATTACTGGGGAGAGGAAGCAGGCTATGCTTGATTTTTATAACAAGTATCAAGATCGTTTAATGTTAATGCCTGCTGCTCATAAAAAAGAATACCATAATGCCTTCCCAGGTGGATATATTGAGCATGTAAATCGTGTAGTACGTTGTGCCCTTAAACAATCTCAGCTATGGGAAGAAGAAGGAGCAGATATGTCTACTTTTACTATTGAAGAGCTTGTATTCTCTGCTATAAACCATGATCTAGGTAAAATGGGAGATGAAGAACAAGATTCATATATCCCTCAGGATGATAAATGGAGAAGAGATAAACTAGGTGAAGATTATAAATTCAACACTAAAGTCCCTTTTGCCTCAGTCCCAGATAGAGGGTTATACATGCTTCAATCTCATGGTATTAGGTATACTTTTAATGAGATGGTAGCTATTCAAACTCACGATGGTTTATACGATGCCGCTAATGAGAAATATCTTAAATCATATATGCCAGAACAAAAACCACGTACCTCTCTACCATTTATTCTCCACCAAGCAGATTTAATGGCGGCACGTATTGAGTTTGAAAGGGAATGGTTAACAAAACTTCAAAATCCCGTGCCTGTTGAAAAAAAGAATTTTACATTGAACGACAAACCCAAGAGTGCTAACAAACAGCAAAAGGCTTTGGGTTCAATGAAAAGTGAAGGTTTAAAAAATTTATTAGATAATTTATGATTATTACTATTGTTATTTTATCAATTTTGGTTGTTGCCCTAGGGTATACAACCTTTAACCTTCTTCGTAAATTTGAAAAACAAGAAGATATCCTCGCAGGTTACCTAGATTACCTAGATAAAATTTCGCGAGTAATAGAGGTTTCGGATGCAAAACTCAAGCAGATTGATGCTAAAGGCACATTTAAATCTGATGATGAGGTAGGTTTTTTCTTCCAACAAATTAAAGGGTTACAAGATATCTTAAACGAATTCCAACTAAAGGAAGTCAATATAGATTATGCCCCGAAAAAGAAGACCTAAAAGTAAAAATTATTTTACTCAGGATACAGAGGATGCTATTGTGCTTTACAATAGCATTTCTGATCCTAAACAAAGAAGTAGAATTTATGATTCTCGTATCCATTATCCGTTTTTTAAATTAACGGAAAATATAATACATACCTTTAAATTTTATTATACTGAAGTAGATGATATAGAACATTTACAACACGAAGTAATTGTTTTTTTACTTTCAAAAATCCATTTATTTGACCCATCTAAAGGTGCTAAGGCTTATTCCTACTTTGGAACTATAGCAAAACGATATTTGATTCTATCAAACCAGAAAAATTACAAGAAACGAATAGAGAAAGCCCCAGTAGAGGATTTATACAAAGATGATAATCATTCTTACAATATAAATGATCATCCTAATGAAGACCCTCTTTCAGAATACATAGATCAATTCGTAGAATATGTTACTGAAAATATATTTGAATTATTCCCTAAAAAACACGATGCTGAAGTAGCTGACGCTATACTAGAACTATTCAGAAAACGTTCAGATATAGATATTTTTAATAAAAAGGCACTTTATATCTATATCCGTGAAATGGTTGATGTTAAAACCCCTAAAATTACTAAAATAGCTAATCGTTTATACGGTGTATTTAAGAATAACTACATATTTTATTTAGATAATGGATATGTAGAATTTGAATAGTCTATATTTATAACCAATAAATAATATAAATATGAGTGCTCAATTTGAAAAAACTATATTTGGTAAAAAGAAATTCGCGGATTTACTCGAGGAAATTTATAATAACCAAAAGCGCCGCGAAGCACAAGTAACTGCGCTTATATCCGAATTAAAACCCATGGTTTCCGATATTGGTGATGCTACATTAATTGTACCCCTTATCAAAGAGTACATGGAGATTGGTGTTAAAAATGATGATGCCTTAATTAAAATGGCTACGTTAGTACAACGTGCTTTAAATTCATCTAATGAAGATGGTGGTTTGGGTATTAGTGATGAGGAAAAAGCTCAATTACTTGAGGAAATGGAAAAATTACAAGGCGATAAGTAATGGGGTGGTTTGGTACTGGTAATGTTTCTACTGGAGATTTAAGAGATTTAATATCAAAGGGATTCTCCCAATTCCTCCCAGCTAGGGTTATCTCTATAGATCAATCCACATCTTTATCTAATGGAGAAATTGTTGCTGAAATTTTAAGTCCTTTAGCTACTCGCCCCAACCAAACCCAACTACAAGCTACCCCTTTATTCTCTAATATTAAAACTTACCCATTAGTTAATGAAGTAGTATTTTTACTTACAGCACCCTCAGGAGATTATTCTTCTAATACAGGTAATATTAAATATTATTACTTAAGTACTTTAAATATTTGGAATAATGTTCATGTTAACCCAACCCCAAACCCATTCCAAAATCTAAAACCAGATTCACAAAATAAAAGTATAGCTGATGTTGAAGCAGGTTCTTCTAATAAATCTGGAAAACAGGATACTAATGAATTTAAACCTGGGAATTATTTTGAAGAGAAATCTAACATATATCCTTTATACCCTTTTGAGGGTGATATAATCTACGAAGGTAGATGGGGTCAAAGTATTAGATTTGGGTCTACATTCCCTAATTTAAATACTTGGTCAACTGTAGGACAAGCGGGTGATCCAATCTTAATAGTTAGAAATGGTCAAAACCCCGAATTATCAGGCCCAGCCCAAAGTACAACTGAAGAAGATATAAATAGAGATTTATCTTCTATATATTTTACTTCAACACAAAAAATTCCTATTGAAGTATCTTCTCAAAACGATTATTTATCTTATGTTAATAATAAACCTGTAGAACCTAAAGAATATTCTGGAGCACAAGTAATACTAAACTCTGGTAGATTATTATTTAATTCTACTCAAGATCATATAATGTTATCTTCTCAAAAAAGTATTAATTTAAATGCTATAGAAGGTATTTATACTGACACTATTGGAGATACAGTATTTCAATCTAATAGAGTATATTTAGGAGGAACTAAAGAATCACAACCTGTAGTTTTAGGTAATGAATTAGTTTCACTATTAACTGATGTTTTGGATGATTTATCTACTTTAACAAAATCTATCCAAAATCAAATAGGTGTTCCTGCTGGTACTCCTTTAGCTCCAACAAACTTAGTAGCTCAAACTATTGCTTTAAAAGTACCTGGATATAAACAAAGGTTAAAAAATTCATTATCTCAAACTACTAAAACTGTATAATGGCTTTAACTCCTAATAAAATAGAAAAAACAAGAGCTCAAATAGCTAAAAGACGTAAATCATTAAGTGGTAAGCTTAGTCTTTCTTCTTTTAATTCTAATGCTATTTTAAACTCTGTTCCTGGTAACCTAAAAGTACAAGGTCAACAAAAACTATCTTCTTTATTCTTAGATCAAGGAAATAAATTATTAAGTAAAATAGTTCCTTCTTTAGATGATATTATTACTAAATTTGGTATTACTGACTTAGAAAATCAAATTAATGGGGAAGGGGTAGATTTAGAATCTTTAAAATCAGAATATTGCCCTACAAAACCAGAATTAGATAAATTAATTCTTCAAAGAAATAACTTAGTAGATTATTTAAATGGAGTAGGTACTACTTTAGATAGATTATCAACAACCGTTAATTTTGGAGCTGGTATAGCAAGTTTACTTCAAGGAGTTATAAGTGGTTTAAGACAAGGTAAAACTTTAGCACAAATAGCTTTAAGTTTTATACCTGTAGCTCCTGGAGCAGCCACATCTGCAATTGATGTTGCCGGAGATAAAGCTGATGATTTAACATTCAAAAAAGATGGCACCCCACGTATACCACCTTTAACTATTATAGCATCTGCAGTTTCACCCTCGATTTCAGCAGTGCAATCAATTGTGTTAAAAGTAGTAACTTTATTAGAACAAGTAGATTTACTAATAACTTTATGTGATCCTAATTCTAGTTTAACAAATACATCTAAATCAATCCAAGATACTGCTAATAACGAACTTATAGCAGAAAATTCAGTAAACGAAACTACTTACAAAGGTTTTATATTAGAAATAGAAACCAAAGCATATACCGATACAGTAAACCAAAGTAGGGCAGTTGCTAAAAATAAATCAAATATAATACTCTTAACTACAGAATATTCATTTGCTTCGGATCCAAACGTGTTAATAGAAGAAATTAAATTTATAATTGACCGAGACGATTTAAAAGCATATTAAACTAATATTTATAACCATGAAATTAAACGAACTTAGAAAGATTATTAGAGAAGAGGTAAAAGCCGCTATCCAAGAAGAATTAAAAGATATTCTCCTTGAGGCAGTTAAATCTCCTAAATCCGTAATTTCTACCCCAGAACCACCTCAAATTCAAAGTGGAGCCTCTTATATGCCTCCAACAGGGCCAACATCTAATTTGCAAGAGCAAAAAGATGCTAGAATAGGTATTATGAATAAAATGATGGCTGGGAATGGTAACATGAACCTAACCTCAGCTGATGTTAATACATTTAACCCATCAGGAGGAAATACAGCCTCAGAGGGTTCAGCCTTACCTGGAGGGAATGTAGGTTTAGATCAAATTATGGGATTAATGAAAGGTAAATAATGGCCTATAATGCTCGTAAAATAGCACCTATTGACTTTAAACCCTCTACTGGGGTTGGAGTTAGTATCCCTTTTAGTGGAGAAGCAGTATTTAATACTACTTTTACTACACAAGAAGCAGTTAAAGCTAATTTAGTAAATTGGTTTTTAACTAATCAAGGTGAAAGACCATTAAATCCTGAATTTGGGGGTAATTTACGTAGATTTATATTCCAACAATTAGCCGATGATACTTTAGATTTTTTAAAAGAAGATATCCAAAACCAATTAGGAACATATTTCCCTACAGTTATAATTGAAAGTCTAGATGTTTTAAGTCGAGGAGACGAACAAATTATAGACGTTATTTTAAAATATAGAATACAAAATACAGGTATAACTGATACCTTAAATATAACATTTGACTAATGGCTGTAGATAGAGATATAAAATATATTAATAGGGATTTTAATAATCTTAGAACAAGTTTAGTTGACTTTTCTAAAACATATTTCCCTACTACTTATAATGATTTTAGCCCATCTTCCCCGGGTATTATGTTTATGGAAATGTCTGCCTATATAGGTGACGTTTTATCATTTTATCAAGATAATCAATTCCAAGAAACATTCTTACAATATGCTCGTGAAGCTAATAATTTATACGATTTAGCTTATATGATGGGGTACAAACCTAAAGTAACAGGTGTAGCCGAAGCTACTATTGACTTTTACCAACAAATACCATCTTTATCATCATCAGCAAATCAATCTCCTGATTATGATTATGCTTTATTAATCGGAGAAAATTCACAAATTACTTCAACTACTAATTCTAATATTAAATTTTTAGTAGAAGACCCAGTTGATTTTAGTGTTTCTTCCTCAGAAGATCCTACTACAATTTCAATATATCAACAAGATGGTACAGATGTTCAATTTTTCTTATTAAAGAAAAGTAGAAGAGCAATCTCAGCAACTATCAATTCTACAACATTTAGTTTTACAACCCCTGAAGAATTTTCCACTCGTACTATTACAGCTGATAATTTAATTGGCATTTTAGATATAGTAGATAGTGATGGGAATATTTGGTATGAAGTAGATCATTTAGGACAAGAAATGGTATTTGATTCTATTAAAAATACTAATACAAATGATCCTAATTTATCTTCTGATGGAGATACTCCCTATTTACTTAAAAATAAAAGAGTACAACGCAGATTTGCCTCTAGAATTATTTCAGAAAATCAAATCCAAATACAATTTGGTGCTGGTAAAACTAGTGATGCTGATGAAGAAGTAACCCCAAACCCAAATAATGTAGGTTTAGGTTTACCATTTGAGAAAAATAAATTAACTGCAGCATATTCTCCCCAAAACTTTATCTTTACAAATACCTACGGTATTGCTCCTTCTCAAACTACTTTAACAGTAAGATATTTAACAGGAGGTGGAGCAACAGCTAACGTCAATTCAGGACAATTAACTACTTTAAGTAATAGTACAATTAATTTTCAAAGTACGGGACTAACTGATTCTACAGCTAATATTATATTTAATTCCTTAGCTGTAAACAATCTTGAAGCAGCTACAGGAGGTAGTGATGGAGATTCAACTGAAGAAATTAGACAAAATTCTATTTCCCAATTCCAAACCCAATTACGTAGCGTAACATCAGATGATTATCTAGTTAGAGCACTTTCAATGCCCTCAAGATATGGTGTAGTTGCTAAAGCTTATATTGAAAAAACAAAATTACAAAACACTCAACCCGGGAATATACCTTCAACATTAGATTTATACGTTTTAAGTCAAAATGCGAATGGTAATCTTACAAATGCTTCCACGGCTTTAAAACAAAACTTACAATCTTATCTTTCGACCTATAGAGTAATTGGAGATTCGATTAATATTAAAAATGCATTTTTTGTTAATGTTGGAATAACATTTGAAATAACAGTTAGACCTAATTTTAATAATAACGATGTATTACGTAGATGTTTAACAGAAGTACAATCATACTTTAATTTGGATAAATGGCAAATCAATGAACCAATCCAGAAAAAAGAAATATTCTTACTTTTAGATAAAGTACAAGGTGTCCAAACTGTTAAAAATGTAGAATTTGATAATAAAGTAGGTGGAAGCTATTCTCAATATGCCTATGATTTAAGTGGGGCTACATTAAATGATGTGATTTACCCTTCAATTGACCCTATGATTTTTGAAGTAAGATTCCCTAATACAGACATAAAAGGTAAAGTAGTAAATTTATAACATTATGGCAGTATATAAAATTTTTCCAATACAAGATAGTACTTTATATTCTTTAACACCTACCCAAAACACTGGGTTAGATGCTATAAATCAAGTATCTAATCTAAATACTGCTTTGGATACCTATCCTAGTGTAGCTAGGAGTTTGATCCAATTTGATAATGATGAGATAGTTAGTGTTATTGATAATAAAGTAACAGGAAATTGGGATGCTCATTTAAAATCATATATAGCCACAGCTCAAGGTATAACCCAAACTTCAACTTTAGAGGTATTCCCATTAGCTCAATCTTGGAATAATGGTACTGGTCAATTCTTAGATAGCCCTACTACTAAAAATGGTTGTAGTTGGAGTACTCCTTTATATGATGGAGCTGGGATATCTTGGAATACTGGAGACGGAACTACTACTACAAGTTCTTATAACTCTTCATACTCACCCCAAGGTGGTGGAGTTTGGTACTTAACATCATCCGCAACTTCATCCCCATCACAAGTTATATACCCATATACCCAACAATTTGGGGCAAGAAGTGATAAAGATTTAAATGTTAAAACTACTGAAGCTATACATGATTGGTATAGTGGTTCAAGAGGGAATACTGGGTTTATTATAAAATGGGATAATTCTTTAGAGTTTAATACTAGTAAAGATACTCAACCAATATTAAAATATTATAGTGTTGATACTAATACAATTTACCCTCCTCAATTAGAAATTAAATGGGATGATTTTTCTTGGTCCACATCTTCTGCTATACCAGTATTAACTCAACCTAATGCTTTTATATCATTAGAAGATAATCCTGGCATTTTCTATTCAGGAAGTGTAAATAGATTTAGAATAAACGCAAGAGCCAAATATCCAGCTAGGGTATTCCAAACTTCTTCATTATATACCAAACAGAATTATCTCCCATCTGGATCCTCAATGTATGCTATTAAAGATTTAGATACAGACGAATTTGTAGTAGATTTTGATTCAACTTATACTCAAATAAGTGCTGACGGAACTTCTAGTTATTTTGATATTTATATGAATGGGTTAGAGCCTGAAAGATATTACAAGATTTTAGTCCAAGTAACATCAGGAGGTAGTACTACAATTTATGATGACAACTATTATTTTAAAATAGTTAATGGGTAATGCAACAAAGAATAGAGCTAAATAAAGAAGTTTATAACAAAGGGCAATACGAAAAAGTAATTGATACTTCTTTTTCACAACTTGTTGACCCTACTTTAGAAGAAGTAACAGCAGAAATCCCTACAGTTGAAGAATTTTTTCAAGATTATAATACTTTATTTTTTGAAATTCCTAAAACTGGAGAAAATTCTCATGAAACTTTGATAATACAAAGCACAGAATATATAAATTACTCCCCTGTAAATGAAGAAATTACAGCTCTAACTGAAGAAATTACATCACTTAGAGAACAACTTTTAGAAGCAAGACAACAATTAGCTGACTTAGCAAATGGCCAATAATATTATACCATTAGACCCCAATAATTTCACATCTGAAGTATACTCTACATCAGATGAGTCTTTAATTACCTCAAATATAGAAACCAACCAGTTTGATCCTAATATAGATTATGCTGAATTTTTTGTATTTGATTTAAATGGTAATAAGATTTCACCTGTAGGGAATGATGCTACATTCTCAAACTATTCTTTATTAGATAATGAAATCTATATTGACCCTGTAGTAGATTTGGAACGTGTTGGGATTGATATTGGTATAGTAAATACTTTATACAATTTTTATAGAAAACGTTTATCGTCTTCTCCACAATCAACCTATTATATTTCTGAGATTTCTTCTAATCGTACTGAGATTAGGTTAGACTCAAATATTATAGATAGAGAAGATATTATCTCTTCAACTACCGAATTTATCTCATATAGAGAGGAAGACGAAACATTCCCAGATTTTTATATTAACTTTGGTTCTAATCTTTTATTTATAGCTAACAATATTAAGTTAGAAGAAGATGGTACAATTTTAATTAAATTATACGAACCACTTCCATCTAATATAGAGGTAAAAACTTCACTTTGGGTTGTAGAAAAAGTATCTAATGGTAATGCATATAGAGTAGAATTTGAAGATACACAAGTATTTAGACCACAATTTAATTCTTTAAAAGGACCTAACTTTAATCTTGCTTTACAAGATCAGTTAAATAATTCTTCCGAAGCAGTCTCTACAAGTGATTTTACTTCACCTAATACTCAATCCTCAGCTCAATTAAATTCATATTTTGAGGATCCAAGTATTCAAATTAATGTAGATTATTCTGAATTTGAGAATTTTGTAAACTTTTCCTCTGTTGAAGCTCGACTTTCAAACTTTTTAGATAAGGTAAGCCTAATAGAATCTTCAAGTAACCAAATAAATGCCTTATCAGGTATAACAAATACCTCAGCTGTATCAGCTAGTAAAGCAACTATACAAGGTGTCATAGATAGTGCTATTGAAAATTTTGATAGTTACGAATATTTCCTTTACTTTGAGTCTGGTTCTACTAATTATCCAAAATCTAACAGCACTGCCCCCTATACAAATGTATCTACAGGAAGTGCGGCTGCTATAGCTTGGTCTTCGTCTTTATTCCAATCTGCATCATTGTATGATGAATTAAACCAAAATTGGTTAAAATATTCTATCCCAGAATACTTAAGAGATGACCCTGCAAACTCTCAATACTTAACATTTGTTAATATGGTAGGTCATTTTGTAGACAATAATATTTGGCTCTACATAAAGGATACTACAAACAAATGGAACGCTGATAACCGTATTAATGCCGGTATTTCAAAAGACTTGGTTGCCCAAGTACTTAGAGATTTAGGTGTTAAAATATATCAAAACAATTATAGTGTAGGAGATTTATATTCTTCATTCTTAGGATTTACAGATTCTGGAAGTTTATTCCCTTATCCTTATATGACAGGTTCACTTCCTGCTCCTGAGGGATATGAATATATCTCAAACTTTATATCATCATCCAACGATGCTGTACCGTTAGACGACATAAATAAGCGCATATACAAGCGTATCTATCATAACCTACCATACCTACTGAAATCAAAAGGTACCGTTGAAGGTCTGCGTACTTTAACAAATATCTATGGTATCCCTGATACTATCTTACAGATAAATGAATTTGGAGGTAAAGATAAAAATAATTCTAACGATTGGGATTTATGGCAAGAAAAATATAATTATGCTTTTTCAAATAGTGGAAGTAGTGGTCATGTAGATACATTATGGGAATTAAGTTCCTCTTGGGATTCCCAAGATAACCATCCCGAAACAGTATTATTTAGATTTAAAGCATTACCTTCTTCCTCATTCACTACTGAAACAACTCAGTCTTTATGGAGTTTAGATCATCCTATTGGATCAAGTGATATAACTCGTCTTATTTTAGAATATGATGCTGATTTTACATCAGGTTCTTATAGTGGTTCTATTGCTAGCACTACTGGAAGTTATGCTAAATTAAAGTTTTATACAACTAATGCCGCTTCTTCAAGTATAACACTTCCTTTTATAGATGATGGGTGGTGGTCTGTAATGGTAACTCGAGACGATGGTGCTAACCAATTTACTCTTCATGCAGGTAATAAAATTTATAATGGGAATGATGGGTATCAAATTGGATTTTATACTTCCTCTACCCAAGCAGGTGGTAATTCTGGTAGATGGCAAAACTCAACATCATCATATTTCCCACCAACTAGACCAGATGAAATACCTGGTCAAACTATTCCATTTACAGGATCATATCAAGAAATTAGATATTATACAGAACCTTTAAGTGAAGCTACTTTTAAGGATTACATAATGAACCCTTCCTCAATTGAAGGTACTAACACTACAGGTTCATACAACCAGTTAGCATTTAGAGCACCTTTAGGAGGAGAACTATATACTGGATCAGTATCTGTACACCCTAGAGTATCTGGTTCTAATCCTCTAAATTCATTTAGTGGTAGTACTAGTGATTTTAATATTGTAGGTGGTAACTTTGTTGTAAATCGCGAAACCTTCTTTTACGATCAATTCCCTGCAGGAATGCGTAATAGAAATTCCGATAAAATTAAACAACAAAACCTAGTATTACCTTCAGGAGATACTTTATCTAATATAGGTTCAATACAACAAAAATCTTATACAACTCAAGATTATACCCCTAACGTTAACTTGTTAGAGGTAGCATTTTCTCCTCAAAACGAGATAAATAATGACATTATATCTCAACTTGGATACTTTAATATTGGAGATTATATAGGTGACCCTAGATTAGTATCTTCAAGTGCTAAAACATATCCTGCTTTAGAGGATTTATCTAAACATTATTTTGACAAGTATTCTTCAAATTATGATGTTTACGATTACATAAGACTTATCAAATTCTTTGATAACTCTTTATTTAAGATGGTTAAGGACTTTGTTCCTGCAAGAACAAGTGTTGCAACAGGTATTGTAGTAAAACAACATTTATTAGAAAGACAAAAATATCCTACCCCACAAGCAGAATATACCCAACCAGAATATACTGCCTCAATTGGTTCTACCCCTACTTTAGTAGATGGGGCTCGTCAATTTACACATACAACAGAATTTGAATCTATCCCTGTAGAGACAATTACGGGTTCGGATGGTGGTGCATTTGGTACTTTACCTACTACAATTAGTGCTTCTAATAATGGAGGACCTATTACTAGTATTTCTTTAGATAATGGAGGCTCAAAATATACAGGTCCTTTAAGTAATTACTCTATCATTGCTAGTGGTGGAGGTGGTTCTGGATTTGTTGGTTCTATAAGTAGTATAGATTATGGAGTAAGTCTTGCCCCTAGAGCAACTGGTAGAACCTCAGGGCCTATTTCTGGTTTTGTTAATGGTACTTATAGATTTACTACTATTTCTACAAATACGGGAATATTAATGGATTTTAGTATAACAGTAGCTGGTAATTCTTACAACGCTTCAACTGGTATTCAACTTAATAGTAGTGGAGTAGCTCCTATAGAGGATTTTGATGGAGCTATATTCTCATTAGATGTTAATACTAGGATAGATGCGGGGATGCAAATCGACATCAATAGCCCATCTTCTACCCCAATTAAAGTTACTTTAACTACCGCTCTTACATATACTACATCCTCAGGTGTTATAAGTGGAATTTCCCTAGATAATGGAGGTTCAAATTATACCTCATTTCCTGAACTTGAAATTCAAGGAACACCTGGTGGTGAAGCCCAAGCTAGTGTAAGTTCTATTAATTTTGATTATACATTTACCCCAGTTCAATCAATTCAAAGTTTTGAAGAAACTATACCTACTCCTTTAGGTTTAACCACAATTATTCAAGATGATTCTAGTGAACTTATAGATGGGGAATTTGGGGGTTCTACATTAGAAATTACAGATGGAGACCTTACAAATTATGGTATTGTTCCTACTTTAATACATAACCAACAAGGTAGTAATCAAGGTGACCAACCTATAAACTTTTCATTTAATAATGATAAAAATTATTTACTAGAAATATCTGCAACTAATAATACCGGATTTAGTACTGCTGCTTTTCAAATAGAAGATACTACAGACCCTTCATATAGATTATTTACTTCCCCCCAAATCCCAGATGGAGATACTTTTAATACTGTTATTAGTATAGAAGAATTTACAATAAATGGTAAAGATTTATTAACTCCTAATTTAACATTCTCACCCGTCTTTTTTGCGGGTAGTGGTTTTAATATAACTGTAAACATTCGTGAAAATGTAGCTGAAGATGGGGCTTTACCTTTACTTAACAATGCTATTACAGATACTAAAAGTAAATTATTCTACGACGTAGATTATTCAAATAATATTATACAAGCAGTAAATCAACAAGTATTAATATCATCTTCTCAACAAGGTGCTACTTCTGCTACATTTGCAGAAATTCAAGATTATAATTACTATATTGATAGAAGTTTGTTACCACGTTATAAAGGTAGTAGAATTACTAAAGATGCAGTTAATTCAACCTCTACTACAGCCTCTTCTTACATACAATTAGGCCAACCAGGCCAAAACCTAGGAGTTGATACTTCAGGGCAACCTATTATAGAAAGTCTAAATACAGTAGTATATAATGCTAACTTTGGAGGTGGTACTACTCCCGAAATTTTAGGATTAGGTGGTTTATCTATTAACAGTATGTTATTAGTAGGTAGCAATAAAGATGATGTAAATTCTATCCCATCAGCTAATACCAATTTCTCAGATATAATCCAAACTTCAATTGAACCTGGAGATTTAATCTCAGTATACCAATATGGAGATACTACAGTTAATGTACCTGGAACTTTAGAGGTAGTAGAGACTAAATTAAGTGTTCCTCCGAAATCTACTTATA